ACAACGGCAAGGAACCGGTCTTGCGTGAGCACCTGGCGGGCCGTTGCTGCTATGCCGGGCTCGACCTGGCGAGCGTTTCCGACTTCACGGCGTGGGTCCTGTTGTTCCCCGGCTCGCCGGAAGACCCCGAAGCCGAGGGTTTCACTGTTCTGCCGCGTTTCTGGCTGCCGTCGAAGGCGCTCAAATCCCGTGGCGTTCAGCGCGCGACGCTTGAGTACTGGCGCGATATGGGTTGGCTGACCATCACCGATGGCGACGTTACGGACTACCGCGTTGTCAAAGAGGAGATCAGCAAAGACGCCGAGGACTTCTGTATAGACCTCTTCGGCTATGACCCGTGGAACGCGACAAACCTGGTTACCGAGCTTGAAGACGGCGGGTTAGAGGGCGTTAAGGCGCCGCAGACGTCGGCGCGAATGACTGACCCGTGCAAGTGGATGGAAACCCTCTTGGCTGAGGGGACTCTCCGGCACGGCGGTAATCCGGTTCTCCGCTGGATGGCGGACAACGTTGAGGTTCAGTACACGGCGGATGGCCTGTTTAAGCCGTCAAAATCCAAGTCCGGCGACAAGATCGACGGTATTTCGGCGCTTTTGAACGCGCTTTTCGTTGCTTTCACTGAGGATGACGCGGACGTGGGCTTTATCAGCCTCTCCGACGAATAGGGGGTGTGCTGATGCAGAAGCGTAACCGCACGGCGGAATGGGTTGCTGCGCTGATCGAGTCCGCCGGACTCGGCGTGATCGCATACGGCGCAAGCCTCATCTACCTGCCCCTTGGGTTCCTGATGCTGGGCGCGCTGATGGCCCTGTGGGGCTGGGCGCTGTCCCCGAAGGGGCAGAAGGACGCGGAGCGGGGGCCTGAGTACCGGTGAGCCTTCTTTCGCGCATAGAAAAGCGCACGGGAGGGCTCGGGTGGCTGTCGTCGCAACCCCCGGTTGACTGGGTTCGTAACGCGTTCCTGGCCAATGACCCGATCTTCTCCGGAAAGAGCGTCAACGAGCAGACCGCGATGCAGGTTAGCGCCGTCTACTACTGCGTTGGCCTGATCACGGACGCTATCTCGTCCCTGCCGATCGAGGTATTCAAGGAATACCCGGACGGCACAACGGCCTTTGTGCGCGCCCCGACGTGGCTGCGCAAGCCCAATTACCGCATGACGCCGTTCGACTTCTGGCAGCGGGTCTTTATGTCGCTGCTGGTTGCCGGTAACGCCTACATCTACACCCTGCGCAACAGCGCCGGGGATGTGGTCGAGCTGTGGCCCATTCACCCGTCGTGGGTGTACCCCTTCCCGAAGGAAGGGAGCACGGACATCGTCTATTCCGTCAACGGCGTGGACATGGACCAGACCGAGATACTTCACATCCCGGCCATGTCGATGCCCGGCTACCTGACTGGCCTTAGCCCGCTTGAGGCGGCCCGGCAGGCTATTGGAATCGGCATGGTGACGGAGGAGTTCGGAGCCCGGTTCTTCTCGCAGGGCGCTTACATGTCGGGCATCATTCAGCACCCCGGCAAGGCGACCAAGGAAGAGGCTTTGCGCCTCAAGGAAGATTTCGTTAAGAAGCATCAGGGCGTGGCCAACTCTCACGCGGTCGGCGTTCTGACCGGCGGTGCCTCGTGGCACCCGATCACCATCACGCCCGAGCAATCCCAGTTCCTTCAGACGCGGAACTACACGAAGGCCGATATCGCGCTGTTCTACCGAGTGCCCGCCTACCGGGTTGACCCGGCGGTTACGTCGTCCTGGGGCCGTGGCGTTGAGGAACAGAACTACGCGATGGCGCAAGACACCTTGCACCCGTGGGCGGCCCGCGTCGAGCAGGCCATATCCACGTTCCTTCTGCCCGGCTTCCAACAGATGCGCTTCAACATGGACGCTCGTCTTCGGGCGAAGCTCTCGGAGCGCTACCAGGCTCACGCGCTGGCCATTCAGAACGGCATGAAGTCGCCTGATGAGGTCCGCGCAGAAGAGGGCATGGCGCCGATTCCGAACGGCGAGGGTAACCAGTGGTTCCGCCCGGCGAACATCATCGGCATTGATGAGGATCTGCCGACCGTGGCTGACGCGAAGAAGATTCCGGACGTGGTTGACGGGGGCGAGCTTTACAGCCCCCCGCCGGCTCCCGACCCAACAGCACCGACAGAGCCGACAGAGCCGGACGCGGACGACGAGAACGGGGGGAAGAAGAAGTGACGTTGCTCGAACGCCGGTCGGTCTCGACTGAGTTTGACATCAGCAGCTCGGGGACGGGCTTCACGTTCACCGGCTACGCCGCGAAGTTCGCCACACGGTCACACGACCTTGGCGGGTTCGTGGAGACGATCCGCAGCGGCGCGTTCGGTCGCGCCATCCGTGAGGGCCAGGACGTGAGGGCGCTCATCAATCACGACCCTCAGTTCATCTTGGGGCGTACGGCGTCGGGGACGCTGAAGCTCGCCGAGGACTCGACCGGCCTTCACTACGAGGTGGACGCGCCGGACACGTCCTATGCGCGGGACCTCGCGGAGTCGATGAAGCGCGGCGACGTGACTCAATCCTCGTTCGGCTTCCGCGTCCGTGAGGACGACTGGCAGCGCGAGGGGCGGGGCCGACTGCGGACCCTGATCGACGTTGACCTGCTCGACGTGTCCCCGGTGACCTACCCGGCCTATGAGGACACCGAGTCAGGGGTGACCGCGGCGCGTGCTTTACAGCTCGCGGCCGGCGCGCACGGCTGGGACCTGTCGGCGGAACAGCTTGAGCGGGACATGACGGGTTCGTGGAACCCGCTCCCGCCGGAAGACAACGAGACGGTTCGGACGGCCCTTCGGGCTATCCGGCTTAGGGGCCGCGCCTTCTAGGCCAGCTCCAAACACACACAGAGGCTCACCCCTGACGGGTGGGCCTCTTTCGTTTGGCCGCCTTGGGGCGGCCCCTTGGGGGAGGTATCACCTTGACTAACTACGGGGCACAGGCTGAGGCCCTGCTCATCGAGCGTCAGAAGATCTGGGAGCAGCGGAAGGCGGTCACTGACGCGCTGAAGGACGGCGAGCAGCCGAGCGCGGAGCAGCGCGGCCAGCTCGACGCGATGGACGCGGATCTCAATCGGCTCGGCGCGGAGGCCCGCTCCATCGTGGAGGAGGGCGAGCGGGAGCGGGACGCGGCGGAGCTGCGTCAGCGGGCGATCGCTCTGGGCGCGAAGCCTGGCGTGTTCACCGGCGACCAGCAGCCGCAGGGGCAGAGCGGCCCGTCCCTGTCGGACGAGATTCGGGCGCTGAACTACGGCGAGACCATCACGATCGGCTCGGACCTCTACATGAAGCCGGGCCAGGAGGCCCGCGCCGTGCTGGCTGCGGCTGAGACCCGTGTCGCGACCACTGGCGTCGCCGCGAACGCCGGGGCGACCATCCCGACCACGTTCGTCGCGCGGGTCCTGGAGTACATGCTCCCGAACATCGGCGTGTGGCAGGCCGGTCCGACCATCATCACCACCAGTTCCGGCAACCCGATGACGTTCCCGCGCCTCACCGGCCGCCCGACCGTCGCGCCGGTCGCTGAGAACACCGCTTTCCCGACTTCCGACGCGGCGTTCAACCAGTTCACCCTGGGCGCCAAGAAGTACGGTGTCATCGTCCAGGTGTCGAAGGAGATGGTCGAAGACTCCGGCATCGACATCGCGGGCTTCATCGCTCAGCAGGCGGGCATCATGGCGGGCCGTCAGGTCGCGCATGACCTTCTGGTCGGCTCGGGTACCGGTGGCACTCCGACCGGCGTTCTGACCGCGACTGTCGCGGCCAACGCGGGCACCACCATGGGCACCATCGGCGCCATTTCCGGTGACGACATCATCGCGCTGTATTACAGCATCATCGACGCCTACCGGGGCGGCGCGAAGTTCCTGATGGCGGATGCCACCGTGGGCAAGCTGCGCGGCGTCAAGGACGCCTATGGCCAGTATCTCTGGCAGCCCGGCTTGGTCTCCGGCGCTCCGGACATGCTTCTCGGGAAGCCGGTTCACACCGACATCAACATGCCGACCGTGGCCACCGGCAACAACGCCGTTCTGTTCGGCGACTTCTCCACCTACTACGTGCGCCAGGTCAATGGCGTCCAGGTCGAGAAGTCTTTCGAGTACGGCTGGGGTTCCGACCTGGTTTCGTACAAGGTCACTTGGCGCGGCGACGGCGGTCTGTCGGACCTGACCGGCTCGCTGAAGACTCTGGTCGGCAAGTAATCCGACTGGTTAAGAAAGGGGCAGGCTCTTACGCCTGCCCCTTTTCTCATGCCCGGAGGGGGGTTAGCGCATGAGGCTTATACGCGGCTATGCGGGCGTGCTTAGCACGATCTTCATGACGGATGAGACTCCGATCGAGGCCGGGGCCGTTACGGTTACCGTCACTAATGCAGCGGGAACCACGGTGGCTACCGGCGCGGCTAGCGAGCCGTCAACCGGCGTCTACACATTCGCGTTAGGCCCGCAAACCACGCTAGGGCCTCTAACGGTTACGTGGGCTGGGGCGACGCTAAGCCAGACGACTACCGCCGAAGTGGTCGGCGGTTTGCTGTTCGCACTGCCTGACCTGCGAGCCTCCGACCCTGCGTTCTCGAACACGGCTAAGTTCCCAACGGCCGCGCTAGCGGCTGCAAGGGACGCGGTTACGGATGAGTTCGGGCGCATCTGCGGTAGGTCTTTCATCCCTCGCGGCAACACCTACACGACCTTTCTCGACAACACGGGAAGCGTGCTCTTGCCGGATGCCGACCTATACAAGGTGGTTAGCGCAACGGTTGACGGCGTAAGCCAAACCGGCCTAACCATCGACCCTATCGGGGTGGTTACCGGCCTTCCCACCTTGCAGGCGATGACGTTGCAAGAGCTGTGGAACGGCTCGATAGGCTCCGGGGCTCCCGGCCCTGGCCTAACCGTCATCTCCTATGAGTACGGCTGGCCAACCGTCCCGAATGACATCTACCGCGCGGCTCTCCAGCGCGGGCGGTTCATCCTCGCGGCTATCGCATCGGGCATCCCCGATCGCGCTACGTCTTTCGTAGCAACCGAGGGCGGGTCTTTCACCCTTGCCACGCCGGGTAGCGGCGTATGGCAGACCGGCATTCCGGATGTTGACGCGGTGCTGGCTCGATACACCATCTCGCCCAAGGGCGTGGTGGTCGCGTGAGCACTAACGCGCTTGTCGTCAAGGCGGCGGTTCAGACCGCTTTACAGTCGGCGGCCGGCCTGGTCGGTACTCCGATTGTGTGGGGGCCAGACCCCCGAGACCAGCCCGTGCAATGGGTGTTGCTCGGTCAAATCCACTGGGATCACGAACGGTGGGCGACGAACCGAACCAAGGAAGAGACGTTCACGCTCGGCATCATCTGTGAGGTCATGCTCACGGCGGCATCCGCGTTCGACGCGGAGACTCAGGCCGCACAGCTTTCCGGGGTCGTTGAGGACATCTGCAAGTCCTCCCCCGGGTTCGGCCTTCCGGGCGTTGTCACGTCTCTCTACAGCCCTGGGCGGCTGCTCTCTTTTCCCGCTGATGACCGGTGGGTCGGCCAGATGCACGGCGAACTCAAGGTCACTGCACGCACCTAACGGGGG